CGTTCCAAATAGCTCGGCGATGACTTGCCTATGCCCTTTTTGAACCCTTCCCAAATACGCGTGCCCGCTTTCTTGGCATTATTCCATAACTGGGTTCCGATGTTCAAAAGTTTACCCGCCGCCGCCAATAAAGTCTGCCATAACTTAGAGGGCAAAGTACGAACAAATTCCATAAACCCGTCTAACAAATTACGCCCCGCCCTTTTAGCGCTTTCCAGCACGTTCCCGCCCCACTTACAAACCCAATTATATGCGCTTACCAAATACCCCCACAAGGTCGCGGGAAGCTGCGAAAAGACACCAGCCACCGCATGATACGCGTCAGACGCGCCCTGGCTGAAACGAATTTTAAATTTATCCCAACCCGTGAGAATATTGCCAGTGGATCGATCAATATCCCCTTCCGTTTCTTCGCACATATCAAAGATTTCATCCACCGTACCCTCATGCATTTCTTCAGCAGCTTTGATGGTTTCGTCGCGTTGTTCCTTCGCGGCATCGATGAGTTCGTCACGGGTCAAACCCGTAGCCTCAACCGCCTCATCGCTTAATGCGTTGATTTGTTTAATTGTTTCTTCGTACTGTTCCTCCGCGTTGGCAATCGTTTTATCTTTCTGCTTTAAACTGTTTTTAATCGCCTCAGAAGCCATTTCGGCGGTGATGTCATCACTAGAGTGCCGCAACTTCGATAAAATTACACCCACTTCAGAACCCTGTTCCGCCACGGCTTCAATAACCGCATCGCGTTGGGCAAATATTTTAGCCTCGATCCCGGCACGCATTTCATCCGTAACTTCCACCCCGGAATTTTTTAGTTTATTGATTTCTTCTATGACCTCTTTACTTAAATCCTTCTGATTCTGAATAGATTCGTCTTTCCTTTTCTTCTCCACTTCCATCATGGCTTGATACTGCTGATTAGAAATAATACCGGATTCATCCCGCAAATATTCTAAACGCTCTAGAGTCTCCTCATGTTGTAACTTAATCTGTTCTATGGCGGCATCTCTCATGTATTTACTATTAGCAATAACCTCATCAGCGAATTTTTTCGTGATCTTCCCACCACTAGCCTGTAGTTGGAAAAGGCGCCCCTCCATACCCTCACTCATTTTTACCACTTCGCCAACCGCTTCGCCACCCATTTCGGTTACTTCATCCACTACGGTCTTCCGCCCCCAACCGAAAAATTCAGAAGTAGCCTTCCACGCGCGTTGCGCGGCGTCCGCAATTTTATCTATATTTGCAATAACCAATGTAATCGGCGCGATAATGGATAATAATACCTTCGCCCATCCTGGCAAATCTTGATGCCATTGTTTAAATTTTTTCCACGCGTTGGAAACGGCTTCCGTTATCTGATCCCAGTATTTAACGCAAAGAATAATCGCGGCAATAAGCGCCGCAATACCAATAACTATCAAGGCGATCGGATTGGCCGCCATCACAGCGTTAAATACCGCCTGAACGCCTGTCCATACTGTCGTAGCGGCAGTGGCTAACTTCTGAACCAATATACCACTTTTAATAGCCGCACTTAATAATCGAATTCCTCTAGCAGCCACTACAAATATATTAACAACGGTGCCTATTGCTTTAAATAATAAGCCAAACGCCATAATGCTAGAAGAGATCATCGAAATAAGTTTACCACCAATCAATAGAACAGGCCCTAACGCGGTTAAAATGGCGATAAATTTTATAATAACTTGTTGAATTGCGGGGCTTAAGTTGAAAAACTTATCAATAAGATTGGAAACGAAATTGACTAGTTTTATAAACATATTCCCCAAGGATTCAGCCAAGGGGCCTAGCAAATCAGGTAATTTCTTTATAACATCCGTTAATTTATGAATGCCCTCAATAACCTTACCAAAAAGATCATCATTAACTACCGCATCTGCAGTCCATCTCCAAGCCCCCCGCATGCTATCCAAAGCCCCGGACCAGGTGGCTTTTAGCGCCCCTAAAGATCCTCCTAGGGCCACGGTAGTCCCAGCTATTCCTTCAGAGCCATTCATAATTCCATCGACCAACCAATCAATGGCCGTTTTAGAATCGATGGCTCCTTTTGAAATAGCCTTCCTCATATCTTCGACGGAAACTCCCGCCTTGTTAGCTAGAATTGCCACGGCATTAATTCCGTGCATTCCCAACCTTTGCAATTCCATACCGGTAAGTCGGCCTTGAGATTGAATTCTTGCAAAAATATCCGCCATACTTTGAAGGTCATTAGCCCCTCCGCCCATAGCGGCAACCGCATTCGCAATAGCATCCATAACAGGATAGGTATCTTCTGCCGCCATGCCAAAAGAAACCATTAACCGGTTTGCGGAAACTAAATCTGGGAAAGCGAACGGGGTGGTCCTGGCAAAAGCCAAAATCTTATCCATATGTTCTATAGCGAGTTCAGAACTGCCCAGAAGAATACTAAAGGCCTGTCTGGATTCTTGTTGGAATGCTTTAAATTGAACGCCAGTTTTTATCAAACCAATAGCTAGTCCCGCAAGAGGGGCGGTAACTCCCATGGATAATGTTCTTCCTGTTTGAGTCATCGCAGATCCAACCGCATTCAAGGTGCCGGTTAGAGAAAAGAATTTTTTATTCATATTCTCTCCGGCATCCCCAACTTTATCAATAACATTCGAGGCTTGATCTATGGCCCGAATAATGATATCCATTACCGCCATTTATCCACCCCCTCTTGCTGACGGCGGAGTTCCACCGCGGATCTCAACCAGTCATTTTCATTTATTTTCTGTCCATCATCTTCACCACCGTACATACTTTTCAACATATTTGGCAAGGAATATTCAAGGAATTTAACTTGAAAGAGGGTCAGGTTCTCCCGACTCGTCGATAACGGCGTCCCGTGTAAATGCAAGAACGCCATCATTTGTCCTTCTATACTTTTTGCGAAAGGATTCCACTTCTTTATCCTCAAATGTCGATATTTCCATTACTCTTTTAGCGATTTTCTCAATAAGACCCGGAATTCTAATTTCCATAACCTCATCCACGGTCCAATGTTCTCCCCCAGGTTTATTAGAACTCAATGAAAATGCGACGGCGGTGGCGTTAGCTTCAAACTCTCGTAGCATAGAATCCTCTAAATCAATCTCCATAGACATGGAAGACATTGAGGCTTCTTTATCAATATTCCCATCCGCCCTATATACGGGGGCTCCCTTCATTTTGGCACCACCCGATTGAATTGCCACAACCTGAACATATTGTCTTTCTGTCAATGGATGAAGAATAAGATCCCCGTCTAGTTCAGGAATATGCATAACCACCTCTAAATCCTTCCCTAGCAGAATATCAGATTTGCTTAACTTCTTAGACATTGGTTAATCCTTCCTTTTTTTATTAAATTTTAGCTTTCTTCTTCTTCCGTTCCCATAAACTCGGCGGCATTTTCAAGTCGGCAATAAATATCAGTAGTAATGGAAGACTGATCTTTTAATTCGATAGCCCCCATTAAGGCACGAACGCTAATTGAAGGGACCAGCTCATCCCGCCCGGAGGGTTGATGCTGCGCCTGCGAGTTAATGACCCTCGGAAAATTCATAATCAAACTGCCATGAATACCGCTATCCCATTTCAGTTGCAGTCCGTATTCAGAACTGCCAAAAGCAGAGGGCTCGACGCTATCTACTTCTCCCCAAACCCGCTCAAGCATTGACAATTCTTCATAGAACTGGCTAATAGAAATAGTCAGATCCCTTGCCCCGGCAATGCCCCTTCGAGGAAATCTACTACCTATACTCCTGCCAACATCCGCCGAAACATTATTTCCAATTTCAAGATTCAAAGATTTTACTCGAGAACTAATATCAGTAACCGAACCATTCTCAATCAAGGATGCGGTCAATTCATGAAAAGCGAGAGGATACTGCTTGGGAAGCAATTCGACAGCGGCGTTGAGAGTTTTAACGGCCGCCTTACTATCTTTTGCCGCCACAAGATCCGCAGTCAGTTGACAGTATTCTCCTTCTGTGGATAAGGATAGGGTATTGACCACACATCCACTGAACACATGCTCGAATAAATCTTTCCCCACCCGAGCGCAGAAACTCTGCATAACCGAATCCTCTTCACCGTAAATCTCATGGAGGTTTAGTTGCTCATCTCCAGGTTTCCCGCCACCTTGTGGCGTGAAGATATATCCACCCAATGCCCACTTCAAAAACCAGCCGATTGTCTGAATGTCCCAGGCATATACCACATTACCAGTCGGAGCATAAAATCCAGGTCGATGAGTCCGAATTCCTCTACTCAAACCACCTTGATAAAGCATCTGAGTATCTGCGGGAGTATCCAGCGAACTACTCGCAATATCCACCGTCAATATTGCGTCTGGAGCGGGAGATTGATTGTAAGAATCTTCTTCCGCAAATCCTAAATATCTAACCCTTTGCGCCATTTAACCCATCCCCTTCCAATATTAATTTTCCAAGATAGTGAAAATGACATCCACTACCGCCAAACTATAGAATAATTGGCCCTCTTTCAACCATGGAGCTGAAGCTTCAAATCTACTACTACGAATATCTTGAACATAATCAAGATCTATTCTACTTCCTTTCAGAACTATACTCCTCGCCTTAGCGGCCAATTCAGTAGCCTTCCGATATCCCGATTCTGGATCTGAATCCTTGACCACTGCGACAAGTATTACCGGTAATGTCCAAGTTTCATGTAGAGATCTCGGGGTAGGATCATTGCGCGCCGCTTCTGTGTAAACAAAAACAGCTGGGGTTAGCGGTTGCGGCCGAGCTCGATCCCCGCGGACAATCTCTTCAACCTCATCCAAAGAATTGCCAGGAAGGCTTCTTTCTTTCAGCTTTTTTACTATTTTATCTAAAATGGCATCTAACGCCTTATCTAGGCTTACTCGTATAATTTTACCCGCCTCCCTTCGTCTAATATAAATATATGACCTGGCCCTTTGCCATCTTGAAATCCTTAGTAAGCCCCGTGATTATTGGCATAGAAGCGAGAATTAAGACCGCCTATTCCTTGAAATTCTCGCTTATCGCCATCAATACAAATTCATCTATCCGGGGGACGGCGGATTCAATTGCTTTATCCGCGTAAGGCCGCCCCTTCATTCCCGCAACCGATTTAACCACCATATGCTTACCAGCTTTTTTCCAAAAGAATGACAGGGCGTTGGCTTGCCTGGGGACTATTCTATGCTTCTCCGGGCCGTATATGCCAGTACCTTCATGAACAAACAAAGCATAATGAACATTTGAAAAAATCCGATATGACCAATGACCCATCTCCTCCATAGCGAAAGAACCGGCCAACCGCCCATGATCGACCGGGGCTGTTTTTCTTATTTCACTCCAAACAAATTCGGCGGTATATTTTACGGCTAACCCAATAGTATCTTTGGCGTTATCCAAAATTCCTCTCAGACGACTAATATCAAATTCTATTGAAAAATGTTTACCGCCACTACCTTCTGCCATTATTTATTTGCTCCTATTCGCATAAATCTAAACCTTGGTTTAGCTAAATAGACTCGAAGATCTTCCCGGATTGCTTTCGTAAAAACTTGATCTTCAACCATCTTAATGGTAAAATCATCTACCCGAACAATTGGAGTGCTCCTGCTAACTACGGCTTGTCCTAGCAAATTCTTCATAATTCGCAACGCGATATGATGAATTCCCGGCGGTATTTCATCCCGCCGGCCAGAATCTACCTCAGAATGATAATCGCGATTCCTATCCACATCGATTAAATTTTTAATTTCTACCAAACGAGCCTCGATAAACTCTTCCAGTTTCTCATCCGCCGTCTTTTCTTCATCGGGAGGAACGAAATCTTTAATTCCCAAATCTTCAGGGCGAACCCCCGTATACTCCAAAACATCTTTTACGCTTGAATAAAATTTAG